CCGTAGGGACGGTTGCTCCCGACCGCGCGGCGCGGATTCGGGATCTGGCCGAGAGGATGCTGCTGGCCGATCTTTCGAGTCCGAACGGCAACGGAGGGTACATTCGGAACCGCAAGAACGCCACGGCAGACCTAGAGGAGGAAGCTAAGCACTGGTACTGGAATGCCACGGTTCTCTCCGACAAACTCGACCGCCTCGAAGCCGAGGAGCGCGCGAAGGAGGCCGAAAAGTGAGCGACAAGAGATCTCCGATGGACGCAGCGTTTCGCGCGCAGATCGGGTTCGACAGGCCGACCGTGACGAAGGGCGACGTGGATGATGCATGGTTCGCCCTGCGAAAGCTCGAAGAGGATGCGGAGCTGCAAGAGCGCCACGACCTCTGCCGGACGTGGTTCTACTACGGCTGGCAGGCGGCAATGAAGTCAGTGGAGCCAGAGCGGTTCTCTGATGGAGCCGGACGGCTTGCCGATCTCGACATGAACGATGAGCGCGACCATGAGTGACCCGAACCGCGAGCGGCCTTCGTGGTTCCCGACCGACGAGGAGATCGCGCTGGCATACGAAAAAGACGGGTACGAGGATGAGGGCGAATACCCGGCGCTCAACCGCCTCATCGAGCGCGCCGTGCTCAGGGGGCAGATCGAGGCGTACAACCTCGCGGATATTTCGTCGCTCGATGCCGCGCACGCGAAGATTTTTCTTCGTGGCCGCCTCGCCGAACTGGAGGCCGAGCATGAGTGAAGAGCAGAAGACGTTCGCGCCGTGTCCGTTCTGCGCGGACGAGGTTGCGTTCATCGAGCCAGACGGAGACGGCATCTACCACGCCGAGTGCCAGCGATGCGGAGCGCATGGCCCGGTGGAGTCTGCGGAGGATCGGGCAATCAGCAGTTGGAATCGCCGCATCCTAGGCGCCGCACCCGACGACGGATTCAGCCGCGAGGAACTCCAAGCCCTGGTTGCTCTCTCGGCATTTGAAACGAGGCCACTTGTCCGGCTTGCGAACCTCGCCGCCTTCGCCCTCACCCTGCTGGACAAGAACGAAGAATGCCGTAAGACGCTAGAAGCCATCAAGAAGCACCTTGAGATCAGCATTGGTGACGGCACGAAACTCTCGACCACGTACAAGCTGGTCGAGGCGGCGTTGTCAGAACTCGACTGGAAGGAGGAGGGGTGATGGCAAGAGAACCTATAGCCAAGACGCTCGGCCTGGGCTGCACCGACCACGGCTGCATATGGGGGCACGATGGCGGGATGGGCACGAACGGCGGGTGCCACTGCCTGATGGACGACGACCGAAAGACTTTGCGCGCGGCAAACCGAGCAGTCAGGATGATGCGTCAGGAACTCGCAGCGCTGCGCGAGTGCGCCAAGGTGACGGCGACCGAGCACCCCAAGACAGCCCGCCACGCAATCACCGCCGAGCGCGAGTGGGACCACGACAACGGCGGCCCGGTCGTCAAGGTGTACCCGGGAGACGACGAGTGAACAGTCGCCAGAAGGGCAAGCGCGGCGAGCTCGAGCTTGCGGCCTGGCTGCGCGAGCGAGGAATCGAAGCCCGGCGCGGCGTCCAGTACCAGGGCGGCGCCGAATCACCGGACCTTGTGACCGCCCTAGACGGCTACCACATCGAGTGCAAGCGGACCGAGCGGTTGAGCCTGTACGACGCGATCGAGCAGGCGCGAGCGGACGCCCTGGACGGACAGACTCCCCTCGTCCTCCACCGCCGCAACCGTGGCCGATGGCTGGCGATCCTGGACGCCGAGGACCTGCTGCGCCTGATTCGCCACTCCTGACCCGTGGACCACGTACCCGCCCGCTCCGTCGCCCGCCCATCGCTCGCCGAGTTCCGCGAGCTGATGGGGCCGCTCGCGCGCGGGATCTCAGACGCCGACCTCGCCCGCTGGCAGTCCAGGCTCGACCGGCTCGCCGAGCTGCTGGTTGAGTGGGACGATGAGCGCGAGCGCGACGAGCGGCTGCGGACGGCGTAGACTTGGGCTCGCCCGTGCCCGCCGCCGTCCTCTACCTCCGCGTCTCGACCGAGGAGCAGGTCAGCAACCTCTCGCTCGACACCCAAGAGGCCGAGACGCGCGCGCTGTGCGAGCGCAACGGCTGGGAGGTTGCGCAGGTCTTCCGCGAGGAGGGCGCCTCGGCCAAGACCCTCGAACGCCCGGCCATCCAGCGCCTGCTCGGCTACGTCGGCCGCCAGAAGGGCCGGATCGGCTACCTGGTCGTGCTGCGCGTTGATCGACTGAGCCGCAACCGCGAGGACTTCTACCTGCTGCGCCACGCCCTGCGGCGCCACGGCGTGCGGCTGGTCAGCGTGCGCGAGGAGATCGCCGACGACTCGATCTCGGCGATGATCGTCGAGACCTTCTCGGTCCTCCAGGCGCAGGTCGACAACATGATCCGATCGAGCCGCACGCGCACCGGGCAGACCGAGGCGCTCAAGCGCGGCCGCTGGGTCTGGCAGGCGCCGATCGGCTACCGTCACGCCCCGCACGTCGACGGCCGACCAGTCGGCCTCGAGCTCGACCCGGAGCAAGCCCCCCTCGTCGCCCGGGCGTTCGAGCGGGTCGCCTCCGGCACCTCGATCGACGCCGCGCACCGCGAGCTGGTCGCCGCCGGCATGCGCACAGCAGCCGGCCGCCCGATCGGCCGCCAGACCTTCCACGCCCTCTTCCGTCGCCCGCTCTACTGCGGCCGGATCGAGGCCCATCGCTACGGTATCGAGACCGCCTCGGCCGCGCCGGCGATCGTCTCGGAGGACCTGTACGCCCGGGCGCAGCGGGAGATCGCCACGCGCCACCGCCACCGCTGCCAGACGGCGAGCCTCGCCGACTTCCCGCTACGCGGCGTGGCGCGCTGCCGCTGTGGCCGTCGTCTCGCCGCCTACCACGCCCGCGGCAAGACCGGCCGGCGCTGGCCGTACTACCGCTGCCAGCGCTGCCGGCTGCAAGTCCCGCTCGCCCAGCTCGAGCGCGAGTTCGAGGCCATGCTGGCCCGCCTCGCAGCCCCCGAGGCCGCAGTCGCCTACCTCGACCGCCAGATCTCGGCGATCTACGACCAGCGAGCGGCCGAGATGGAGCGGCGTCTGTCGAGCGCACGGCGCCGCCTGACCACGGCAGAGCAGCGGCTCGAGACCCTGCTGACCCTGCGCCTGGATGGCGAGCTCGAACCGGAGGAGTACGCGCGCACCCGGGCACGGGTGGCCGCCGAGAGGGACGCGGCACGGGCCGAGCTGTCGGACCTGACCGCACCACTCGACCACCGCAGCGGCCTGTCGCCCTGGCAGCGCCAACTGCTGACCCACCCGACCGAGGTCTGGTCGAGCCTCGACGGCAACCGCCGGGCGGCCCTGGCCGACCTCGCCTTCCCCGATGGGCTCACCTTCGACGGGAGGGAGTTTTCAAACCCAGCTAAGTCGCTGATGCTGCTGCCGTTGCAGCCAGATTCGAGCGACGTGTCTGGCTTGGTACGAGCAGCCGGACAGGGATCAAACCCCGGCGACGACCAGCTGGCCCGAGTCCTCGCCTGGCGGGTGAGCCTAGGCGCGCTCGAGCAGCGAGTCCGCAAGGCGGCTTGACGAACGGCGGCAACCTGTTACCCTAGGTAACGGCTCCACGGCGCCGGGCGACCGAGCACCGAGCGGAGCCTTGAGCACACCAACAACCGCCCACGCGCCTACGCGCCGTCCGAAGCGCCCGTGCTGGCATCGGGCATGCTCGGCCATCACCACGACCGGAGCCTGCGACCAGCACCCGCGGCGCACCTACGGCTGGGCTCCGGACAGCGATCGCGGATCGCGGCACGAGCGCGGCTACGACCTCGCCTGGGAGCGGGTCCGGCTCCTCGTGCTGCGCCGCGATCACCACCTCTGCCAGATCTGCCGCCTGCGCTCAGCGAACGAGGTCGACCACATCCGGCCGAAGTCCGATGGCGGCTCCGACGAGCCCGCGAACCTCCAGGCTGCCTGCACACCCTGCCACGCTGCCAAAACGGCGCGCGAGACGAAGCGTCGGGGCAAGGAGCGAAACCGTTGAGAACAAACGAGTTTTTTCTCGAACCGCACCGCCAGGACCGATCGCCGAGTCACGAACGCGCGGCCGGAACTCTGGCGGGTGGGGTAAATCGGTAACATGCGCGGCCGAAGGAAGCCGACGGCGCTGAAGCTGCTCCAGGGCAACCCGGGCAAGGAGAAGCTGCCGGAGCGAGAGCCGAAGCCGACGGAAGGGGCTCCGAGGCGGCCGCGCGGTCTGAGCAAGCTGGCCGGCGAGGAGTGGGCCCGCCTGGTCGAGCGGTGCCTGGCGATGCGCGTACTCACCGAGGTCGACGACCGGATGCTCGAGATCACGGCGCGGGCCTACGCCGAGTACGACGAGCTGTCGAAGATCGTCGCCGAGCACGGCTACACCTACGAGACGAACACAAAGAACGGGCACCGCGTAGTCGCTCGTCCCGAGGTGAAGCTCGCTGCCGACGCCTGGCGCCGGTACGAGCGCGGGCTCACGCACTTCGGGTTGTCGCCCTCGACGCGCGCCAAGGTCCAGACGGTAGGCAACCCCGGCGACAAGCCGAGGAAGATCGACAAGTACGTTGTCCGCTAGGGTTCACGATCCGGTCACCGCCTACGCCCGCGCGGTTGCGGCGGGCGAGATCGTCGCCGGCCCATGGGTCCGCAAGGCGAGCCAGCGCCACCTCGACGACATCAAGGCCGCCCGCTCCCGCCGCCTCGTCTGGCACCTGGACCGGGCGCTCAAGGCGATCGAGTTCTTTCCCGACATGCTGCGATTGGAGGACGGCTCGCCATTCGAGCTACTCGGATGGCAGAAGTTCGTCGTCGGGAGTCTGTTCGGCTGGTACAACGCGGACGGCACGCGGCGGTTTCGGACGGCGTACGTCGAGACCGGGAAGGGCAGCGGCAAGACACCGCTCGCGGCCGGCATCGGGCTCTACGGCCTCGCCGCAGACGGCCAAGCGGCGGCCGAGGTCTACTCAGCGGCCACCGCGCGCGACCAGGCGTCGATCGTTTTCCGCGACGCCCAGCGCATGCGCAACCAGAATCCCGAGCTCGCTGATCTGATCGAGGAAAAGGTCGGCTCCCTCTCGATCCCGTCGACTTTCTCAGTCTTCCGGGCGGTCTCCTCGGAACATCGCGGCCTCGACGGTAAGCGCGTGCACTTCGCCATCATCGACGAGTTGCACGAGCACCCGAGCGCGATCGTGGTCGACAAGATGCGCGCGGGCACGAAGGCGCAGCGCAACGCCCTGATCTTCGAGATCACGAACTCTGGCTACGACCGCGAGTCGGTCTGCTACCGGCACCGCGAGTACTCCGAGAAGGTCCTCGACGGGATCTTCGAAAACGATCAGTGGTTCGCCTACGTCTGCGCGCTCGACGAGGGCGACGACTGGACCGATCCGAAGGTGTGGGAGAAGGCGAACCCATCGCTCGGCGTGACGATCCCGGAGAGCTACCTGCGCGAGCAGGTCAACGAAGCGCTCGGAATGCCGTCGAAACAGAACATCGTGAAGCGCTTGAACTTCTGCGTCTGGACCGAGCAGGCCGACCTTTGGATGCCGATGGACCGCTGGGACGCCTGCGCCGGCAAGGTCGATCCGGAAGCGCTGCGGGGACGCATCTGCTACGCCGGCCTGGACCTCTCCTCGACGACCGACCTCTCCTCGCTCGTGCTCTACTTCCCTGGCGTAGACGGGGGGCGCGATTCCGTCCTCCCGTTTTTCTGGATTCCTGGCGACGAGATCCAGGAGCGCGAGCGGCGCGATCACGTGCCCTACCTGACTTGGATCGACCAGGGGCTGCTCGAAGCGACGCCCGGCCCCACGGTGAACTACGACGCTATCCGCCACCGGATCGACACGCTCGTGCGCGAGTCGGGCTTCCTGATCCAAGAGATCGCCTTCGATCGCTGGGGCGCGACCAAGATCTCTCAGGACCTCATGGACGCCGGCTTCGAGATGGTCCAGTTCGGCCAGGGCTACGCCTCGATGTCCGCGCCGATGAAGGAGCTCGCGCGCCTAGTGCTCTCGGGCGGCTTCGATCACGGTGGGCACCCGATCCTGCGCTGGAATGCCTCGAACGTCTCGGCAGCGCAGGACCCGGCCGGGAACATCAAGCCCGACAAGCGGTCGTCGAAGGCTCGTATCGACGGCATCGTGGCGCTGATCATGGCGCTTGACCGCGCGCAGCGCCACGCGATCTGCGAGTCCGAGTACGACCGCCGCGCGCGCGAAGAGTCTCTGGCCGCCGAGCGCCAACCTGCCGTCGAAGCTGAAGAATCGCAGGCCGCAGACGTACAAGCGCCGCCCGCGCGACCGTCGCGTCGCCGCTCGATTTACGACTCTCCCGAATGGCTGGGCAGCGCGTGAGCCGGCCGACGCCAGCGCCGCCTCCGGTACGTCGCGCTCGTGCCGCGCAAGCGTTGACCGGACTCGCCTGCGCGTCTGCGGGTGCAGCGGCCTTCGATTGGCGCGCTGGTCTGATCGCGTTCGGCGTCGGCTTGCTCCTCACGTCCGCCGTCTGGAGGGCTTCCGCATGATCTTCGAGCACCTATTGCCAGAGTCGCGCTCCTGGGCGTGGACGAACCGGCATCCCTCGGAAGGCGGCGTCTGGTGGGACTCCGACGAGAGCTCGACGGGCCTGGTCGTGACCGAGATCACGGCGCTCGGAAACTCCGCGGTCTACCAAGCCGTGCAGTTGATCGCCGGGATGTTCGCCATGCTGCCGCTGCACACGTTTCGGCGGGACGCAGCCGGCAACCCGGAGCGTGCACCAGAGCACCCGCTTTACGATCTTCTGCGCTACCAGCCAAACCGCGAGACCACCGCTTCCGCGTTTCGCCAGTCGTGCTACCTCAACAAGCTCACCGGCGGCAACTTCTACGCCGAGATCGAGCGGCGCGGTGACGGGACGCCCGTCGCGCTCTGGCAGTTGCCGAGCTGGCTGGTCGAGCCGCGGCGGGTATACAAGCGGGCCGGCGGCGGCGTCACGACCTCAGTGAAGGCGGCCACCCCGGAGGACCGGCGGCGCGGCGGCGAGATCTGGTACGAGGTGCGCACAGAGGGAGGCGCGCCCGTGTGGTTGCGCTCCGACGACGTCTTCCACGTTCCTGGCTTGTCGTTCAATGGCCTGAAGGGCTTCTCGCCGGTGCGCGTGGCGATGGAGTCGATTGCGGTCGGGCTCGCGATGCAGAAGAGCGCGGCCTCGATCTTCGGCAACGGAGCCGAGCCGGGCATCGTGCTTGAGCGGCCCGAAACGGCCCCCGGGATCACCCCAGCCGGCGAGCGAGCGCTGATCGCGGCATTCGAGGCGAGACACAAGGGCACCTCGAACCGCGGCCGCGTCGCCGTCCTGCAGGAGGGCACGAAGGCGAACGCGATCCACACGAGCCTGCGCGAGCTGCAGTTCGCCGAGGCGCTCAAGCACAACGTGCCCGAGGTCGCCAGAATCTTCAACATTCCCGCCTACTTCCTCGGCCACGACGGGAGCCAGAACACCTACTCGAACGTGGAAGGCGAGTGGATTCGCCTGACCCGGCAGACGCTGATGCCGCATGCCGAGGGCGAACAGCAGGAGGTGCGCCGGAAGCTCCTGGCGGAAGGCGAAGAGACCTCGATCTTCGCGGAGTATGAGCTCAAGGCGTTGCTCAAGGGCGACTCGGCCGCGCGAGCTGCGTTCATCGAGACGATGGTCAACTTGGGCGTCATGTCGCGCGAGACCGCGGCGCGCCTGGAGAACTTGCCACCGCCGCCCGAGCAGCCGCCCACACCAGCGTCGCCCCCGCCTCCGGCGCAACCGGCGCCGGCGCCGGATCGCCACGCAGCCCTAGTCGGTCGGCTCGAGGCGGCGGTGCGGTCCTCCATGCAGCGCGTCGTGACGCGCGAGGTACGGGAAATCCGTCGCGCCGTCGAGAAGGCCGACGGCGAGCTCGACCGCTTCCTCTCCTGGGCCGACACGTTCTACCAGCGCGAGCTTCCGGACTTTCTGGCCGACGTGGCGGGTCCTGCGCTCGGCGAAGATCGTGCGCCTGAGCTCGCCTGGGCCTACGCCGCTGCGCACCGACACGAGCTTCGCCGCGCACTTGCCGGCCGTGGAACACCAGAGGCCGTGGTCGAGCTGCTCAACCGATGGACCGAGGGCGCAGCGGCCGAGGCGTCGCGCGCCGAGATCGCCCGGCTCGTCGCCGGGGAGGAGGCCGCATGAACGTCGAACGCCGCTACTTGACCGAGGGGACCGAGCTGCGCGTCGAGGGCGATCCTGGCTCACGGCTCGTGCGCGGGGTGGCCGTGCCGTGGGGATCGCTGTCCTCGCCCCTCTGGCGCGACTGGAAGACGGGCAAGCCCGTGCAGGAGCGGTTCGCGCGCGGCGCCTTCGCAGACGTGCTCGCCCGGCCAGCGCTCGACGTCGTGGCGTTGCGCGATCACGACCGCAGCCGCCTACTCGGCCGCACGCCGTCGACGTTGCGGGTCTACGAGACGGACCGGGGCCTCGAGTACGACTTTGACCCGCCGGACACCGAGGACGGCCGAGCGGTGGTCACGTTGCTCGATCGCCGAGACCTGCGAGGCTCGAGCTTTGCCTTCCGAGTCAAGTCCGAGACCTGGAGCGAAGAGGACGATCGGATCTTGCGCACGGTCAACGTCGCTTCCGATCTGTTCGACGTGTCGGTGGTGACCCGCCCGGCCTATCCAGAGAGCCAGGCGGCCGCGAGGTCCGAGGACGTCGAGGAGCTCCAGAAGTCGCTCAACGCCTGGCGCCGTGGAGGGCTCGCGTACCTGGAGCACTGCCTGGAACGCGAGGCACGGCTGACGGCGGCTGGGCTGTAGGGGCTTGACAACGGATCGGGAATGCCCGATCTTAGGTGCAGCCGCGGCGCGAACGAGCGCCGCTTGACAGATGCGGGAATCGCGCGGACGGTCCGGCCCGATGGCCTGACCTGAAACGCGGAGCAGTCGGCCCGCCCCGCCCGAGCGCGAGGACGCCACTGCTGGCCAAGGTTTCACAACCTGGCCGGCGGTGGCGTTCGCGCTTCTGGCCTCTCCACCTCCGGCCCCAACGGAGGCGGAGATGCCGTACGCCAAGAATCAGATCCAGGAGCTCCGAGCCAAGCGCCGCAAGCTCGGCGAGGACATGCGCGCTCTGCACGAGCTGGCGCGCAAGGAAGAGCGCGACCTCTCGAGCGAGGAGCGCGAGAAGTTC